ATCAAACATGGTTGAATCAGCAGTTGCACTACCAGTTGAAGATTCTGAACGCAAAGAGTTTGCATAATTTTTTAAACCTAAATAATCTGATTTCGATAGCAATTGACTATATGCAGGTAAATTAGTTGCTACTTCTACTGGATTTTTTTCTAGTTCAATTATGGTATCTAAATCTGATTCTTCTGGCTGTCCTTTTTTTAATAACTCTTGATCGCTTTCGCTAAAATTTTCTATTTTTATTCCGTTTGCTTCTAAATTTTTCCAACCACCTTCTTCTGCAAATGCTATTTCTTTTGCAGCGTTTAAATTTTCGTTATAAATTTTTGTACCTTCACTACTTATTTTTTTGTATTTAATTTCTAAATCTTGTAAGGCATATTCTTGTTGTTTTGGATCTAATATTGTTTGTTTTATTTCTGCTTTTAAAACTTCTAACGGACGTAATCCTGTAATAAAATCTACGTCACTTGTAAAATCACCATCGTAGTTAATACCTTTTTTTATTATTTCCAAATCATTAGCAATATTAGCTGTGTATTCATTTGGTTGTCCATCTTTACCCATGTATCTAGAACCAACAAGACGGTCATTTCCTCCATATAATTTGTTGGCTTCTTCAATAATTAATTTATTGTAATTGTCTATTATTTTTTCATTAATTTGTTTTGCATATGTTGCATCTTCTTTGTATTTAACTGTATCTATTTCTAAACTAGATTTAGCTTTTGTGTATAAACTGTCTGCTTTTTTAACACCTAAATGTTGTATGGCAAATAAATGTGTTGTTTGGTGTTCATTTATTAATGTTGCATTAGAATCTAACCTATAAAATTTTGATTCGTTTCTTATATTTTCTAACGTATCAATATTGTTTTGTTGCGTTTGACCTGCAATATTTACTTTGTCACTATGGTGACCATCATAAACAGACGCACCTGTGCCATCATCTTCATGATGATTGCTTTTAAGACACATTAATTTTTTTGTTTGGTCTAAAAAATTACCAGAGTTTTGATTACCATTAGAAGTTAAAACGGCATTAACACATTGCTCACCATTATAATCTTTATGCTTATCTTTAATATATATTTCTAATTCAGTAACTACATTTTTTATTTCTTTTGGTTTATGCATAAGTACATATTGCTTTGCCAACTGATGTCCACCGGGTAATTTATTTAGTTCGTCTACAACACCTTTCATTACTTCATCGTTGTATGTTTGCACTGCTTCTAAATATGTTGAATTTAATGGCCCTTTATTAATATCTGTATTTTGACCATTTAACTCTGCAAGACGTTTTATTTCTAAAAGTCCTCTGTAATAATTAATTTGATAATCTCCATTTTCTTCTTGAAAACTTTCAAAACTATTTATTGCACCTCTTTTGGCTATATTTACGTTTGATTCTGCTTCTTCAGTTAATTTTAATCTGCTTTGTTTAAGAGAATGTTTACTAGCACTATTTACTGATATACGTTTTGACGCAGAATATTTGTCGTTAAATATTTGTTTTTGACTACTGTTATCTAATGTTTCTAAATATTTATTAGATATCTCTTCTAAATCATTTACTAATTTGTCATATGCAGTTATAGGTTTATTTGTCTCTTCGTCATAGCCTACTGTTGCTATGGCATCACCACGTTGCAAACTTAAATATTCATTTACTTTTACATCTGCTTCTTCTTGATATCCTCTATACGCTTCATTTGATTTAATGTCATCATGCTGATCTTGTAAATCTGCTGCTATTTTTGCAAATTGTTTTTGTGCATTACTTAAACGTCCTATATCTTGTGCAACACCTGTATCTTGTACTGGCTGTATATTAGTTGCAGAAAATAATGGTGTTCCACCAGTGTCTATTTGTTCTGTAGGTGTTTGCTGTAAAGGTACTGTTGCCATAATTATTCAAGTCCGGGAATTAAACCATAACCTTTGTTTGCTGCAAAATCACCAACACCCGACATAAGCGTGCTTGTCATGTTTAAAAATGGACTAACAGTTGATGCAGTAGCAAACATATTACTTGCTGATACACCTAACATATCTGACCTAATATCAGCTTGCACTCCTCTTGTTCTCATTTGGTTTGCAGCCCTAACTCTATTACTATTCATAGTTATCTTATCTAGTTCTCTCATTACAGCATCTGATGCAAAGACATTAGCAACACTACCGTATCCAAGAGTTATACCTCGTGCAGCAAAACTTGTTTTAGCTTTTCCTTCTTTTAACCCTGCTGCCATTGTCTTTGTCATTATTTGCCTGTTATATGCTCTAAATACTTGCTGTGCTTCCATTTCCAACATATCAGCATTAATTTTTGCCATGTCTTCTTGATGTTCAAGAGTTAACCCTGCACTTTCTGCTTCGTATTTTCGCCTGTTTGATTCTGCCCAATTGCCAATAAGACCTGTTACAGTACCGCCTATAGACATTACACCGCCTACTGTATCCCAACTTTTCCAGTTTATTGCCATAAGTTCAACACCTACTTATTTTTATACTATACAAACAGTTTATCGGTTTACGGTTACACTATCCACCAATAGATACTTCTAAGGTAACTCCAACAACTGTTAATGGTAACGGATCTGTTTGCCTAATAAATATTTGACCGTAATCTTGCCAAGAAGGAGTAAGCATTATTTTTATATCTTCTGTTTTTAAATTTGGTGGTGATCCATATGGTTCTGTTGTACGTTGTTTTGCTTCTGTTAATTTTTCTGATGTAGGGCCTACAAATATACCAGAACTTTCAAACACACGCAGCCAAGCATGGTTTAAATTTTTAACACGACCTTGACCAACAGCTTCTGTTTGCAATGCTAATGGCAACGTTTGTAAATCACATACATAAGGTAAACCTATGTGTACAACACTAGCTGCACGATTTAAAACAATACTGCCATTACTATCTACAACTTTAGTTGGATGTACAGCACCGTCAGCTAATATGCTTACTGTTTTGCCCACTAAATGACTTAACCCAGATAATGTTTTTTCTGCTATTTCATATGTAGTTATTGCTGTGTTTTGTAAACTGCTAGGCAAATCACGATCAAGTTTTACAGTTGCAGTATGGTCATCTGCAATAGCTGTAATATCACATCTGTATGTTTCTGTACCATCTACAATTACTATTGCATCATTTAAATCTGTAGTTAGACCATTACTGCCTACTTTAAATACAGGTATAGAAGATGGAAATTCTAAAGTAACAGAACTACCTTTTGTATAATTACCGCTGCTTGTTATAGTTACAGTGCGTGAGTTGTTTGTATTTGTACCGTTATAAGTCAATCCAGAATCTACAAAAAAACTATCACGTTGCGATGCATAATCTCTTGTACCCATGCGTTCTATATATCTTTTTGTATTGCCATTTATAGTTCTTTTAATTACGCAATATGCTGCGTCTACACTACCTTCAGCTACTGTTGTAACGCTTTCAAATGTACCATCAGTATCATGTTGATGCCACGCTCCTACTTGCTGTTCTGGTACATATGTAAGACCTACTAATTTACCGCTTGTACTAATCATCCAAACAATTGGTGTTGGTGCTTTAGCTAAAGTCATATCTGTAATATCAAAACCATCGAACAAATGTGCTGCTCTTATAGATAAATCACCAGTAATAAAACCATTGGACTGCCAGTTATAACCTAGTTCTCTTGCATGACCACCACGGCTTGCAATATAAACCATACTGTTATTAACAACTACAGGTTGCGTATCATTAGCTCCTACATATGATTGTGGTTTTACTGCTATAGATGTAGGTGTTATTGCATCACTGTTTACAGATGTTACTCTCCACTCCGCAGCTTCTGTCATAAATAACAATTGCGTCAACGGTACTATATGTTTTATTCTGTTTGCTTCACGAGCAGCAACTTTAAATTTAATACGGTCATCATCTCGTATTGGTAATTTAAANGACATATCACTTTCTGTACCTGACCTAGTCATAAATATAGTTTGTGGTTCATTATTAGTACCAGCAAANACTCTACGTTGTTCAAAATAAGAAACAGCATTAGGAAAATTATTTGTACCAGAAAATATAGTTTCGTATCTTGGTGGTGTTATAGCAAAATCTGGTGCAATATTATTATCAACAATGTTATATGTGCTTGGATTGCTTGATGAATCGTGNTCTTTTTCACCAATAAAACCAAATAATCCACCTTGTTCTTTATATACTCTGTATCTAGATGCACCTGTTACTTNATTCCAAGTAATAGTATTTTTNGCTCCTGTTACAAAAATATTGTTAGATACAGTAGCAGTACTTGATGCTGCACTTTCTTGTACTCCNTCACTGGCTAATGTTGTAACAACATATGTATGATCNTCGTTTGTATCAGAGTTGTTACTTGCTGAAGAAGGCATATANGCAGTAACAGANAACCCACTTGGTGCAGATATTGCTGCGGTAAAATCTATATCAATAAAACGCCATAATGTTGCACCATATCTTCTTAGTTCTGCCGGTTCATGATTAGGATGCACTAACGTCATAACGTCAGAAGATTGCACAAATTTTATATCAAACAATTCTGATTCCTGATATGGTGACGGCACTTCATATGTCATGTCAGAAGGCAATGCATACCAATTTGTAGAGTTAGGTGGTGTGCTATTTGAATGTGCTGTCTTAGCGTAATAATTTACGTTGTTATGTTTTGCTATATCGCCAATAGAATAATTAGTACTGCTGCTCCATGCTGACCCATCTGTATATTGTAATGTTGCACCTAACGTATGAAATCTAAAATATTCTTCACCCATTTCTATAACCATTGTCTGCGACACATTAAACCTAAATGGTATTAGTCTTGTTTGTTTTGTAGAATCTTTTACCTCTTTTACAAAAAAGAACCCCGGTCTGTTTTCTGCTGGCCCTTGTGGTTTAGCAATAAAATTACGCATAGTTGCTGCACCTTGTTGATATTTACTGTCATCAATACGACCTGCCATTTCTGGTGATATTTCACCACTAGAAAATGATTTAAGAAAAGTGCGTGTGTTTGGCATTAATTACCTCCCAGATGTCCAAGGCACAATATGTTCTACTGTTATATCTCTATGTAGATTGTCTTGTTGTTTTGCACTTGCCAAATAATTACGCATCATTTCTGTACATCTTTTTGCTTGTGCCATACCTTGATCACCTTTAATTATTGGCCCTGCCAACATAGATGCCAAATGCCAAGACAAAGTAACAACAAACAATGGTGAGAATTTTGTTGAATCAGTTACTAGTGATTGATATCTTAATAATGCATTTTCTTGATTGCTATAAATATAAATTCCTTCAACTGCAAATTGTTGAGGTGTATAATGACCAGCCACTATTGTTGGAGAATAATTAGATGTAATACCTCCCGGTGTATCGCCAGAAGACATTCTTGTAGAGTAATCGTTTTGTGCTGTAGGAGATATTATTGCGACAGGTGTCATCATGTCAGCAGGTGCTACATATGCATATTCCCACTGTTCAATAGTATTAGTTGTAGTTGCTAGACTTGCACGTTTTGCAGCAAAATTCCAAGTATGCGATTCTAACAAACTGTTTCTTGCTATAGGATAATATCTTGCAGCGTGTTCCGCTTGAGCAGAACCTTCTGGTGGTTTTATCGAAGCAATAGTTGCATCATCGCCTAAATGTGCCAAGGCAAGGTTGCAAATATCTATTTCAGTTGCCATTACATCTCCTATAAAAATAGGAGGTTAGCAGTATTACTACTAGCCCCCTGTAAAAAATTAAGAAGACCAATACCTATTTACTAGCTGTTACAAGTTGATTAATAAGAGTTTCTTTTGTTTGTCTTCTATCGAGCTCCACACCAATAGAACGACCATAAATTTCGAGTTCTGCTTTAGTCATTGATTCATAATCAATGGATTGAACAGTTGGTTGAACATCATCTGACAATACGGTTGTGTTTGACGCCACAGGTAAATCAGGTTCAGTTCCACCAACTAATTCAATATTACTATTGAACTCTCCATTATATTCAAACTCTTCGTCAGCTTCACGCATGGATTGACCAACGAAACACTTGACTTTTGCTCTGTAAATAGGCATAGGTTGCTCCTTATTAAGCTACGGTAAAGCCGGAAGCATAGTACTTCTGACCGTCACCNATTGTTTCTACTATATCAGCAGTAACTTTACCAGCGTTCATAGTACCAGATACAACATATCTTGCACCAAGGTATCTNTTACCTTTACCAGCAATGTCTGGATTAATGCGTACAACAATGTTCTTACCTAATGTAAGACTTGCTGTCACAATTGCATCACTACTACCAATAACATCGTGACTAGATAAGTTAGCGTTAGCACTAGTAACTACTTGAAAAGTAATGTTTGTACCGTTTGCAAATGCTTCTGTTAAAGCAAAATTCATGTACAAAGCAGTACCTTCACCAACATCTCTAGCAACACTTAAATCAACAGTGTTAGTTGAGTATGCAGTAGAAGTAACTGCTTGATCTTCGCTCACTCTGAGCAGACTATCTGTAATCATTTTAGATCTCCTTTAGTAATAAAAAATTAACTTACCGCAGATTCGGTATTTAGAAGTGCGTCAACTCTTCTTAGAGGAACTCCCAAGAATGATAAGTAGCTTTGTGCTGTACCAAACTGTGATAGACCTTCTTGGATAGCTAATACAGATTGAGACTTGTCAAGTGCTGCAATAGATAATCCTGAGTGAACAGTTCTGTTCATATAGAACGCTGCTCTTCCCATAGCCATATTTGGAATTCTGTACAATGCTCTAGCCATTAATTTAATAAGAGCAGTAGATGCACTTGCAGCTTGTGTTCCAGTACCTGCTAATAGGTCAGAAATGTCAATGTTGCAAATACGAACAACGTATCTCCAATCTTTAACAACTAAACCATTCTTCCACTGATAACGAGTAGCAAAAGCTTGTAATCTTGTACCATCGCTGTTGTACACAGTTTGCTCACCTAGATCTTCGTGTGTTAAACCTGCTTTAGATCCTTTAGGGAAAGGACAATAAACAGTTTGATCACCCCAAACAACTAGATATACAGAAGCATTGTCAGAACCTGATCCACCTGCACTTAATACGTTTACAGAGTTATCTGCTGAAAGGCTGCCATATCTTGGTGCTAAACCTAGAAACTTCTTAGGATCTGTTCCGGGGTTACCGTAAAACATTGTCTCAGCTTGTGTCTGGTTCATTGCTTCCAAGAACGCAGTATCTTCAGATAGACGGAATTGTGCAGTGTTACCATTTAACATTGCTAAATCTTTGTCTACTTCAGAACGTGCTTCCAANATTCCGCAAGCTTCATCAACTTGTGCTGTTGTTGACTTACTGTTTGGAATACCTTGGTTTANTGCTCTCCAGTAAACTGAAGGTAANCCTGTTCTGATNACTACACGTTCACCAGTAGGTAAATTACCTTCTTTAAAAACNCAATCTTCTAGGATTTCGTTGCTCTGTGATAATAGTTCTGCAACAATTGGAACTCTACCGTCTGGGTCAGATCTTTTTGCCCAATCCGCTAGTGTTAAGTTTGAGGTTGAGAGAGTAGCCATTTAATAACTCCTTACTTGTTTTGCTGATTTGAATATAGTGCGTTAGCTATGCCGTTAAAATCTCTTGGTACGTTGGATTTACCAGCAGCACCTTCAGAATTACCTACATAACTATCTTCACTAATTGCCTTACCTGCTCGGTACATAAACCGAATTACTTCGGGATGATTTCCCAAGCCTGTTTCTTGAAGCAGCGACTTCAAAGCATCAGTACCAAAAGTATCGAGAGATGCTTTTGCAACATCCAAATTGTCAGTTAAACTTTCACCACCAAATTCTTGATCAGATTTTGATTGGTTTGCCCATTCAACCTTAGTTTGCTCAATAGCTTTAGCTTGTCTTGCCTGTATTACAGGTGCGACTTTGTCTAATACTTTTTGTGCAGCATCTTGTGGCAGGTTTAGTTCTTTAGCGACATCACCGAATGCGGTTAAGACTTCGGGGTCGAGTTCATCTGGTGCGTCAGCCACTTTTGAATTGAACTCGTATTTATCAGGTGCACCTTCCGGTACATCTTTTTCGCTAGTTTCACTTTCAACAGCGGTTTCATCCGAAACTTGTTGTTCCTGTACACCTTCAGCTTGCTGCTCGGTGTCAGTAGTTGCTTCAGTTGATGCGTCTACTGGCTGCTGCGTATCGCCTTCATTGGTTTGGTTGGCTTCCGTCATCAGCGTTTCTGACATTTTTTTGCTCCTTGATCATTGTCGGATACAGTTCGGGGCAGAGAGTGTGAACCAAGTTAAGGATCTGCAAACCATAGTTTCTGTTACCTTCGCTAAATGACATTGCCATTGCGTTAGTGTTAAACGATGATCGAAAGACACCTGCTTGCTCCAGAAGTCTCCAGACTAATCTGCGACCCCTCTTGCTGCTCATGAGCCATTTTATATCCGATTCCTCGTTCTGTCGGTCAATTCTTTCTTCGGACTTTTTATTGTCTTTAGATTTTTGTTGACCTTTAAGATCGAGAGGATTGTATTCGCTCATGCTCCAATATATCTAGTTATAACAGGATTACGGTCACACCTAATTTTGTTTAGGGTACATTTTTTTTGCAGTTTTTGCAGCATCTTTAAAATCTTTTGCAGTAGGTCTACCTTTTTCACCCTTTTTTTTCATACGTTCACCAGAACCTTCTTTTATCCTTTTACGTTTTTTATGGATGTTTTCGTATAAACTCATTTGTTACCTCCATACAATATTCTTGTAATTCTTTCCATAGGGTTTTCATCTTTTTTATTTTTTACTTTTTTCTTATTTTTTTCTTCCATCATTTTTTTATATCGCATCCTAAAATCAGCTGTCATGTTGCCGTAATTAAAATTGTCTGGTGTTTTTTCCATTTAAACCTCCAATGGTGATGGTGAATTGTAGCCACTAAATTGATTCATAAGATCCATGGCATTACCTGCATCTACTTTACCAACTTTTGCCATATTTTCAGCAGCCTGATTTGCTTGTTCTTGCNGTGCCATTGCNTGTTGTGCTTCTGCTCTTGCCTTGCGTACCTTTGCAACCTGTTGACCGGGAACTATTAACGATGGATCAACGCCTAACATATCAGCATAATTATCTGCCCATGAATCAGAATCAAATTTATCCAATACATCTGGTTTCATCTGTGCCACTAAACCCATACTATTAACATATCTGTCTACACTATTTGTTCCTATCGCACGTTGGGCTTGTGCCAACATAGATACAAATTCTACGTTTAATTCCATGCCCTGCAACTCTGGAGGAGCAGGTGGTATCAAATCATTTTCTACCATTCTGTTAAACGTAATATCAATTAATGGGTCTAACAATTCGTTATGTAACCTTTCTAAAACCGGCCCTAACATTAATAATTTTTCTTCGTGACGTTCTGCTACCTCTGTTGCCGTCATCCTTGTATCAGTGGCATTTGCCAACATAAGAAACAAATCAGCATAAAAACTACCATTAATACGTTGTCTGACGTCCTGTATATCTCGCAATAAATGATCAAGATTAAGGTTTACGTTAAATGCTGTTTCGATTTTACCCTGCTGACCATCAATAAACGTAACTCCACCGGGCAAACTATCCACATCTCTGTTTTTCATGTAGCTAGGTACTTGCAATGGTGGCTTTGTTTGGTAATCAATGCCCTGTGCTTTGCGTAATTGCTCGTGTTGTAACTGTTTTATGTCACCTAATGCTTCCATCCCCGGTGAATTGCCATAGATATCGCCACCTGCAACACCCCATCTTGGCACAACTGCTGGAAATTCTTTGTATCCACTCTCTCGTAACACNTGTTCGCCATCACCNCCTTGCTCAAAATAACAAGATTTGTATGCCATGTTGGTATTATCTTTTTTNTGAAAGTCACGTTCNCTATCATCCCTTGGTTCTATAGCGTGTATCACAGTTACATAGCTATCAAGGTTACCCCTGTCAAACAGATTCTTAACGGACGTTGAACAGTTCTTATATCCAAACTCTCTTACTAACTCTCCTACCGTTTTTTGAAATTCTCTGTACAAAGTGTTGACTCTGCCCTGATAATCTGTAGCTATTGCATATTCTCCTACAGTTACAGGGTAATGATGTATAGCAGTTTTAGTATCAGGCAAAATTATTGACCCAGCTGTACCAAATGCACCTAATTCTTCGTACATACTGTGCAATGTTCGGTATGTATTGGACTTTTGAAACACCAATTGCATACGTTCTGTTACATCATTTAGCCATAGCTTGACAGGTGTAAACTTATTTAGTTCTGGATCTACTGTTCCTAGTCTAAACCACGGTCTTGCAGGGGATGTAGCACCTGCCATCATGCCAGCACCTAGTGTTCTTAACGCTCTAGTACCAGTATTGTCATATATCGAGTTATGTCTTCTATGTCCTTTGTTTCTATCCTGTACAAAGTAACGTCCGTTCCTCGGTAATAAGTATGTTGTCACCTCTTGCCAATGTGACCACCAAGTAGCCCTTTCTGATCTAAGGTGACCCCACCTTGTCAGTAGTTTATCTCTCTTGGTTTTCATTGATTAACCGCCTAATAATGTGTTTTGACTAAGGTTTAGTTGGTTAGGATCTACTCCCATACTGCCAGTTAACAATGTTCCAGATGCTCCCTGTTGTGCTGATAGTTCACTAGCATCTAATGCACTTTCAACATCAACATTTTGTCTGTTAGCCCTGTTGTACTCTTGCTCAGATCTTTGCTTTTCTGCCAATGCACGTTGTTCTGCACGTTCATTTGCCTGACGTTGATCTCTTAATGCTTGTTCTTGCACCTTTCTTTGGTTGTTGGCTGATGTTACCGCCATAACCGTAGAGCCAACTGCTGCAATTGCTGCTACAACTCCCATGTCATAACTCCTTAGAATAAATAATGTCTTGTACACCGTAGTTGATTCTCGGTAACAAACTAGACAAAGTGGTGTTTTCTTTGCAATGCCATAGCATTAGTTTGCATCCGAGTGATGTTGCGTGGTTTTCTGTCTCTCTAATCAACTTTAATCCGACTCTGCCACCTCTATGTTCCTTGCTGATAAACAACAAATCGTTTTGAGCTATACGCAGATCGGCATAATGTAAATGATTAGTGACAAAGTTAACAGAATAACCTATCAACACATCATCTTGCCGTGCTGAGAGAATGAAGATTTGCTGTGCCGACTCCATTTTGCGGTACGTTTCTTCATCTGGCTTTAGCTTCATTATCTGTTTGTTACGAGCAATCTCTTCGTAATGCTCTTCAAACAAGACATTTGCTTCTGCCAACATCTCATCAACTGTGGCTAGTGTAATGTCAATCATTAACTACTCCACATTCATCAAGAGTAACGGCTATATCGCCAGTTACGGTCACACCATCCATAGAAAAATACTTGGTCTTACAATCAAATATTATATGCACTCTGTCTGTCATGCCAACATTGTCTGCTGTGTGTACTTTTTTGTGGTTAAACCACCAGACATCGCCTACCTCAAACTTTTGCTTTTGATCTCCGCAAGTTTGGCTACACCATTGGTTTGATTTAAGTACAATATGAAACCGTGAATAGTGATCTGCATACAATCCTTGGTCGTTATGTTTGGTTACATGGCCACTAGGTTTTAAGTTAACAATAAGTACCCTACCCATCTCCTCAACTTTTAGCTTTTCCAACACTGGTCGCATTAATGGTACAAGTGCTGCCTGTAAATATTCCATGCATGGGTAGTCATATGATCCTAAATCGTGCATAACGTAGTACAAACTCATCTTTAGTGGCCCTCTGACGTATATGCACTTGGTATCTTTGTGTGGTGAGTTAGTTGTACTTTGTCGTGCTGTTATTTCTGTCCATAATTCTGGTTTATCGTCCAATAATTTAAGCAATGGTTCTACATCTAGACCATGTGCTACACGAACAAAATTAGAGTCTGCTGTATGGGTCATATTCCGTCTTACCTGTAGCTTCTTTACGCCTTTTGATGTATATGTCCTCCGGTACTTTTTTGGCTACCGGGAGGGCAAAGGTTAGTGCAAGTGCATCAGCTAAATCTGGTGACCCTGCTCCCTGCAATCTTTTCTTAATTTGATCCTTACTTTCCAATACACGCCTACCCACATTGTCGTACCAATATATTGGTGTAGCTAACTCCTGTTTAAGGGCTATGTCGTTTGGAATTGCACCACCTTCTTCTATCCATTCCTTCATTAACCACCACATCTCAGATCTACGGTTGATGTATTGCTGTTGTTTCAATGCCTTGCCACCAAACGGTACTTCGATTACGTCATATGACAGCTGTCTGAGTCTGTCAATTACACCACTGCCTGCACCTGCATCACANAACACTGCATCTGGGTTATGTTCCTCAATTAGATTGGCTACTCTGGCTGCCAATTCCATGTTGTCTATACCTCGATATACAACTGGCTTAAATGCTTGCTTACCTTGCCTTCTGAACACCACAGATCTGTCATCACCAAACCTTGCTGGGTCGATGCCAAGGATTACTGGAAACAGTTTGACATGGTCACTTTGGTATATCCGTTTTGCTGCGTCTTCTGTGTCTGCTAATGCGATTAACTGGTCATCACCTTGGGCAGAGAAGTCACATAGATATTCCCTCGCAAATGATGTCTCACTCATATCACGTTTGAGACGAGTTACCTCGTTGGGATGTAGTGAGTCAGTGTCATATACCGTGTACCTTGCAGCTGTCCAATCGCTCTCGTCTATGGCTTTGTAGTACAACTCAGAGAACAAGTTGATGCCACTAGGTGTACCGATGAATATCGACCAACCGAGACGGTCTGATAGTGCTGGCTGGACTATGTCTGTCCATAGCTCGTTCTTCAACTGTGCAACCTCGTCCATGAC